TAAAGGATGCTTTCTTTCCAATGCATCATAAGCATGGTCAGACAACTCCTGAAACGCTTCAGAATCTATCTGAGCAACGAGTATAACTTGGTCTAATAGAAAATGCATAGTTAATAAAAAGGACCCGTATGGGTCCTGCGATAGAGGTGTCATGCACGCCACTTTATTTTGAAGCAAGAAATAAAGAAACTGGTTATCTTATATGCGACTGTCATACAGTCAAAAAACCATCCAGTTTAAAGTCTATTGGCAAAGACTAGGAGAATGTAATCACATCAGTTCCCTGACCAAATCCTCCAAGTCCTACGTCAACAGGTTGTGCTGCTTGAGTAGTATAAGGAGAGTCATACATTTCCATCACACGATCAATACCATCCAACTTAAATGAGAGGTTATTCTCTTTAGGAAGTTGGCGCTGGATTGCTTTTACACCCTGATAATGACGCCAGATTTCCATCTGAAGACCAGGGTCAACATCATTTTCCATAGCGTCTTTGACGCATTCTTCGAGTGCTTTGATTGCTTTTTGATAAGAGGTCATGATTTGATACGAATAGTAACTTGTCCTGTATGCTGTCCTAGTGTGCCCTCTAAAAAATAGTTGAAGGCAAGACAGAAACGATCATCTTCTGAATGATTTATATCTGTAGAGTGTATGAGGTTAGAAGGAAAGAGGAAGATGTCTCCATCTTCTACATCAAATCCCCATCTGTCTGAGTTAAAGATATTCATCTCACTATGAGTTGGTGCGATGATATTCATTGCTGTGTTTAGTTTAGAGAAGATAATACCACCACCGTTGGGTGGGACCTTCAAATAAACGATGCCACTATAGCATGAATTTGAATGAAAATGCTTGGGTGAATAATTCCCAGGACGATGTAAGTTGATCCATGATTGTGTGTGGACTATCTTACCTTGTCCTACCTTGAGTGTGTCAAAGACATATACTTTAAGATGCTCTTCTATCTCGTTTCTAAGATCTTTAAATGGTTTTGATAGAAGGATCTTTGTATTTTGACTGGAGTAACCAGTGCCGTCAGGGTATGCTTCATAAGTCTGTGACCTAATAACATCCTCACTTACCGCACAATAGCAAGTTGATTTGAATACGGGTGTGGAGAATAGGGGGACTAATTCAGCGGACGACATTATCTCTGACATAGCAAGGGACACCTTCGGGGTCTAACCATTTGGTGTATTCAAAGTCTTCCATAGCAGTGGTGATTTGCATACCATTGTCACAGAGATACATGTCTCTATAACGCTTGGTCCACTCATCAAACTTTTGGATTCGGTAATCAGGGAACCCATTTTCTAACACTCCTATAGAGACATACCGATAAGGAGAGCGTTCAAGAAGAACTTGAGGGAGTGTTTTCATAGGACGAAGGTGACGAGTGCTGCGTACCCAACTAGTATAGCACATAATCGGGAAAGCACAACGTAGTATTTCCGAATTGGTGTACCAAAATACTGCTGACCAATCATGAGACACTTGTGAGCGGGTGAGATAAGGTATCCTGAATACTCAGTACAGAGAAACCATACCAAGTATTGAGGACCGAAGATCGCTACCAGAGCAGAGGTCATGCCAGCATACTTGCTAGATGAACCCATGATGTAAGCAGCAACCATTGCCACCAGAGAGGCAGGTATAAGCATCCCAGGCGTTGCTGCGTTGAGATACTCCATGACTGGTCCTTTGACCAGTCCTACCACCCCGCCAAGGGCAAGAACAAGCGTAGCAATGATGGCAAACTTACCATCCAACCACTTGCCCCACTTCCAATCTTTAAACACAATAGAATAATAGATTGACATCCCAAGGAACCAAGGGAAGAAGAAGATTGCTCCACCCTTACCTGTATTCAATAGAAGAATCACAGTAGCAATGAGTGGTGCCCATCCAGTAAGAGCACGTCGCCAGTTGAACTCACGAACATACTCTAGATTAGGGACAACAGATGATGCAGGAACCTTAGTAAAGATATACCACCAGGTATATGCCAGGGTGATAAGCAAAGGAATAATAGTATACCCTAGGAATGTTCCATAGGATACACCCATCACTGCCATAGGAAGGACGACGGTCTTCTCTAGTGGAGACCACCAGTAGTAATGGTGGACTGATAGGTAATCAATCACACCAAAATCAGAACGGCGTTCTTTATCTCGTGGTGCAATACCATCCAGGAGTGGTGCAGACAATGCTACACGTCCAGGGATGGGGAGGATACCTCCAAGTAAGGAAGTAATGATAACCAGGATACGATTATCTGTAATATACTTCCTTGCTAAAGAATAAATATCCTCCAACGCAGAATAATCACGGATGAAACCACCCAAGATCATAATACCAAAGATGTACCCCATGTAGAGTTCATTCTTTGCAATAGATTCAAGCGTTTGCTGTAACATCATATAAGTCTTGTTCAAGTTTGGTTAAGAGGATATCATAATCCTCATCTACATCACCGTAAAAATCAACACCTTTCTCCTCATAAAATTTCAAAATGGTATTATAAAGAATAGGGTACTCGATGTCAAGTGTTACTTGTCTGTCAACTGCTTCCGAAAGGATGTCGAGACAGGAAGAAAACTTCTGTGTTGTAGTCATATGCTTTACCTCTGGTAGACCATATGCCCCGAAGGGCAACGGGTCAGACAGGACTCGAACCTGTGGCCGACTGCTTAGAAGGCAGTTGCTCTATCCATCTGAGCTACTGACCCAGTGGTAGTAAGTTCAAAATCCTCTTCAGTTTGCAACTCAGCATAAGCATGTAACTGATCGATGAATAAATCCATCAGCACGTCTTTGGCATCTTCTTGCTGCTGTTCGTAGAACTCGGTGTTCATTGGAGGAATCTCGTGACTACCCTGTAATTATACCAGACGGATCAGCGAGCGTCAAGCATCGGTTGTGCCAGTTTTGAAATAGTCTTTACGCATGTACCTGCCAAGGATGTTTGAGTTGTAAAACGCTGGTGTGCCATCGTCAAATGCCTCCGTAAGTACATTATTGAGAAATAATTGTCGGGTCTCTTCAAAGTTTGTGAGTCCCTTGGTTTTATGTAGGCTAATTATATCCCGTTTATAGGCAAGATTCCCGAACCGCTTCCGCTCTTCAGATAATTCAGCACTGCTTCCGTAGTAACGTTTCCAGTCACTTTCAGATTTAACTCTCCTACCTCCAGTTCTAGGCTTTCGTAACTGCTGAAAGTATTTTCTGCCGATGTATCTCTTCCCAGTGAGGCTATTTGTAATACAATAGACAAACCCATAATAATCGTTAATGTCTTTAGATAGAAAAGGTTGTCCATCATAAATCCAGGGGTTTTCATAATCAATTTCTTTTTCATCAGTCGGTTTCTCCGTCGTCATCGTATGTGTGTACTCGTCTCACATTCTCACTATCTAGGTAAGATTCTGTATCGGAGTAAACTTCTGCCTTGAGTTCGTATAGAGCAACTTCAAGATCGTGTATCAAGACTTTTAAATTGTTTTTATTCATACTCGATATTCTTGTAGGACTTTTAAGACTTCATTGTATGCATAATGAGCACCATCACACCACTGACCAGTTTTGCCTGTATGGTTTTCCATTTCATATAACTCTGTCTTCAGTTTATGGAGACGAGCTTCCATATCAATCTTCAACATTTGTGACCTAGGCATTAGATTTTCTCTTGTAGTGATGTCCAATCTTTATCAAACTGTTCTAAACCTTTATCGGTAAGAATATGTTTGTAGAGTTGATAGAACATAGGTAATGGGATTGTACAAATATCAGCACCTACTTTAAAGGCATCTGTTACTTGAATAGGATCTCTGATAGATGCAGCAAGAACACTCGTCTTAACTTGATGAGTTGCAAATACATCTGCAATCTGTTCAATCAAATAGATTCCATTCCAGTGCTGGTCGTATACTCTACCAACAAAAGGTGAAACATATGTTGCTCCTGCTTTAGCAGCAAGGATTGCTTGTGCTGTACTAAAAATTAATGTGACATTTACTTGAACATCATCGTTTGCTAGTTCTCTACATGCTTTCAGTCCTTCTACTGTGCAGGGAACTTTGATAGTAATGTTTGGTCCGATCTCCAGGTACTCCTGTGCCATATCAAGCATCTCTTCTGCAGTATTTCCAACTACTTCAGCAGATACTGAAGAATTCCATGGAAAGATTGCTGAGATTTCTTTGATAATGTGCTTAGGATCCTCTCCTGCTTTCAACATTAGACTAGGATTTGTCGTAACTCCATCAATCAATCCTGTCTCATAGGCAGCAGAAATAAGTTCTGGGTCAGAACAGTCCAGAAAAAGTTTCATGACTCTCCTGTATAGGTTGTCAGTATTTATTATACCAAAAAAGCACCCCTAAGGGTGCTTTGTTATGAAATCAAGATGTGATTACTTGCTATAAGTACGACCACGATAGCAGAATGTGCCATGTGATTCTTTGTTTTCTACACAACGAGTAGAATACTCAACACCACGATATGAAGTGTGTGTAATCTGTGCGTCATGCAGTGCAGATGCTCTTTGGATCTGCTTCTTGATTAGGGTGAGTGTGTTCATTGTAGGTACTCCTGAAGATAGGGTGGTTTATTCCCCCGTTCCTTCAGTCGTGTGCGTCCCATGGGTAGCAATCAGGAGTTGACTCCTTCATGACCTCAATCAATTCCACCTTATATTCAGGAGGAATATTCTCGTTTGTTCTCATCCGAAGCATAATTGCATCAGCTTGAGCACATGAGAGTGATGTATAGAATAATAGTTCTAGCATGGGATGAACGGCTCCGTTCCGCGACTTACTTGCGTCCCCGAAGGGATGAACGTAAATGACAACTTACGCTGTCACTTATATTTATATTATAGCACAACTATTGCTCAGATGATCGTGCCGATGATTTGAGATACTTTTCACTATCAACGTCTGTGATAAGAGTCATACCACTTTTGATAAACTCTTGACCCTTGTCAACACTATGACGAGTGTTACGTTCTTCAGGGGTTTCTACTGTTTGCCAACTACCACCAACACCACCATCCATATTGACAATGATGTCATCAGTTTCTTTTTGTTGCTGTGCTTTTTTCTTTTCCATTAACCAAAGTTCTTCTGCGAAAGGGTTTGCTGGTTGGTCTGCCTTATCCAAAAGGTCATCCCAACCATGTTCTGCTGCATCTAGGATTGCCCTATAGCATTCATCACTAGAGGGAGAATCCTGCGAAGGTGTTTGCTTCAACGTCTTGTTTGATTCCTCCGATGACATAACTTTCAATCTCCGTTTCTTGAGGTGCATTTTGCTGGCCTTTACTATTTAACCAATGCTCCGTCCAAGGTAACGGATTGTTTTTAGCAGGAATGTCAAACATAGGTTTGATGCCGATTGCTTTCATACGACGATTAGCAATCCACTCCACATAGTTATGAAGCAGACGCTCATTCAAACCAATCATAGAACCATTCTTGAACAGATACTCTGCCCACATCTTCTCTTCATCTACAGCACGCTGGAACATACTCATTACCCAAGATTGTTCCTCTTTAGCAATGACTTGCATCTCAGGATCGTCACCATCTCTCCACTTATTCATGATATTCTGAGTGAGCACAAGGTGTTGCGACTCATCACGAGCAATTAAAGAAAGGATTTTTGCACTACCTTCCATGAGTTTGTTCTCACCGAAGGCAAATGAACATGCAAAGGATGTATAGAAACGAATACCCTCTAGGATATTCACGTTAGCAACTGCACGATAAAGTTTACGCTTAAGTTCACGACGATCAAACTGTCCTGAATAGTGACCCTCCTTGGCAAGTTCCCACATGGTTCCATTATCATACTCATGAGCATGACTAATAAACTCATCATAGGATTGTGTTACAGAGGAAGCACGATCCAGAATCTTTTCATCATCTAAGATAGTATCAAAGACTTCTGTAGGGTCGGAGTATACGTTCTTAATGATGTAAGTATAGGAGCGACTATGAATCATCTCCATGAACTCCCATACGGTCATTGCTGACTCAAGTTCGGGTAGTGAACAATAAGGGATAAAAGCCATCCCAGGACCACGCCCTTGTACAGAATCCAGCATGATCTGGTATTTAAGATTACTAGTGAAGATATGCTTCTGCTCTTCCGATAAAGTCTGGTAATCTGCACGGTCTTTCTGTAGTGATACTTCTTCTGGTCTCCAAAAATAACCCAGTTGTTGCTGAGTTAGTTTGTCAAACACGGGATATTTAAAGGAGTCATATCGCTGAACTCCTAATGGTTGACCAAAGAACATAGGTTGTTTCTTTGTGTCTACTTTGTTCTTGTTAAATACGGTCATTCCTTGTAGTTCAGATTTTGCAGGACTCACAGTCTTCCTCCTCGGATTCTAGCAGTTCGGTTATTAGATTGTCAACATTTTCAGTCGTTGGTTCTTCATCACCATCTTTCTTAGCATCATATGTATTCTGATAATAAGAAGTCTTCCATCCATACTTGTAAGTAGTGAGAAGATCTTTCGCCATCACTGACACAGGCACTTCATTGTCAGGATACATTTCTGGATTGTAACTCCAGTTACCAGAGATTGCCTGGTCAAAGAACTTCTGAATTACAGCAGCAACTTTGATGTATCCATCATTATTAGGCATGTCCCAAAGCAGAGTATATGCATTTTTCAATGTACTATACTGGGGAACAATTTGCTTAAGAGGTCCTTTTTTGGACTTCTTAATGGACAAGTATGCTCTAGGAGGTTCGATTCCATTAGTTGCGTTTGACACAACGGAACTGCTCTCCGAAGGCATCTGTGCGGACAGTGTTGAGTTCCTAAGACCGTACTCTTTGATCCGACCTCTAAGAAATTCCCAATCACACTGAAGATCATTTGGTACAATCTCATCAACATCGTTCTTATATGTATCGATTGGAAGAATTCCATCTGCATACTTTGTCTTACCAAAATAACCGCATGGACCTTTCTCCATTGCAAGATGATTGGAAGCATTGAGGAGAGCATATTGGAAACGCTCAGTCAGTTTATGTACCAGGTCATGTGCCTTAGTACTATCATAACTCGCACCATTCTTAGCAAGGTAATGTGCAAGTCCAATATAACCAACACCGAGAGAACGCCTATTCACGGTGCTCATCTCTGCTGCCTTAACAGGGTACTCCTGATAGTCAATCAAGGCATCCAGACCCCTCACAGCGAGGTCACAGAGTTCATCCAGTTCTTCCAGGTTCTTCAGTTTACCAACGTTGATAGCAGACAGAATACACAAAGCAATCTCGCCTTGACCATCAATGTGATTAATAGGATCAGTAGGAAGAGTGATTTCCTGACATAGATTGCTCATGCTCACCTTATCCTTGAAGGATGAGTGTGAGTTACAGTGGTCAATGTTCATAAGATATAAACGACCAGTCTCTGCTCTCTCCTTAAGAAGACTTAGGAAAAGTTCCTGTGCCCCGATAGTCTTTCTCGGAATAGACTCGTCTGATTCATAGCCCACATAGCAATCGTCAAATGAATCAGTACCAAAAGCATCATAGAGACCTGGTACGTCATGCGGTGAGAAGAGGCTAATCTCTCCATTCGCAATGAAACGTTCGTAGAAAAGTTTTGAAATTTGGATTGAGTAGTCAAGTTTCCTCACTCGGTTGTCTTCTGTTCCTTTATTATTCTTAAGAACAATAATGTCTTCTATTTCTTGGTGCCAGATAGGAAAGTGAACTGTAGCAGAACCACCTCTGATGCCGTTTTGTGTACAGCATCGTACAGTTGATTCAAACTTTTTAAGGAAGGGGATAACGCCTGTGTGTTGTACCTCTCCGTCTCTGATTTTAGCGTTGATGCCACGGACTCTACCTGCGTTGATACCGATTCCTGCACGTTGTGCAACGTAGTAACCAATAGCCATATCACTGCTAAAGATACTATCGAGGGTGTCATCAACATCAACGAGAACACAACTCGCAAATTGACGGAGAGGCGTTCGCACTCCTGCCATGACGGGGGTCGGAATGTTGATTCGGTGTTTGGAGATTGCGTCATAGTATTTTTTGATATATTCCAATCGGTAGAACTTGTCGTCGTCCTGAAACAACGTAGTAGCAATCATCATATACATGTACTGAGGCGTTTCGTAAATTTGCCCAGTGCTACGATCCTGTACTAGGTATTTATCTACAACCTGTCGTGCTCCAGCATAGGTGAACAGAAAATCCCGTTCATGGTCCATATAACTGGACAGTTTTTCCCACTCTTGTTCTGTATACTTTTCAAGAATGGATGCATCATAAACCTTTCTCTTTACACACTTTTCAACATGCTCCAGTAGAGGAGGATGTCCATCTGGATGACCATTATATACTGCCTTCCTCAGACTAAACAGAAGCAGACGAGCAGCAACAAACTGGTAGTTAGGTGCATCCAAGGAGATAAGATCGTTAGCAGAACGAATAAGAATCTCCTGAATATCAGAAGTCTTAATACCATCAAAGAATTGCAGGTTGGCATTCATCTCAACCTGACTCTCAGAGACGCCTGCAAGTCCATTACAAGCGTGTTCTACCATCACATGAATCTTATCGAGGTTCAGAGGTTCACTCTGCCCATCTCGTTTGATTACTTGGATTTCTTTCATACCTTTTTCCATTCGCTTAGTTTAATCTTTGCTTGTAGTCCGCTGTATGTGTTGAATTCTACCAGAGATTGAACGTCATGTCCAGCGATGTACATGTCATTTAAATCTTTATCTTGTATATTCTCTGGCCAGATCACAATCTCATATCCTTTATCAATTGCCTTATCCATTCTATTGACAATATCTTTATTGCGTCGTTCATTGTCATAAACAAAAACGACCTCCTTACCATCCAATACATTCCAATCAATGTCTGCTCCTGCCATAGCAATCGCATTATCGATGTAGAAACTATCGAGTGGTCCTTCGGTGATGTATATTGTCTTATTGAAATCTGCTCTATTAAGACCAAAAATCTTAGTCTTGGATTCATCAAGCATGATGGTGATGTATCTCAACTTGTCATCTGCTTTTAAGGATCTCCCTTGGAATCCAAACCATTCTCCGTTGGTGTCAATGAAAGGAATAATAATTCTGGGGTGATCCTTCTTGACATCTTTGAAAGTTGGTTTTTGAGTGTTGACCCACTTGCAAAACTCGTCAGTATAAAACAAATCAGAGAAATGTTTTGTAGGAATCTGACGACCTTGGAGGTATCCAACTGCGGGGTGTTGATTATT